TTCTCAAGACTACCCATACCACGAGTTGACACACCTAGTTGTACACCACCATCGAGCAGACCTTTAACAATCCGTCCCATTGGAGTATCCAATATTTGTGCCTTTCCTACCACATCAATTCCCTCTAACTTGAGGTCAGTGATTAGGTGAGAAACTTTATCCAAGTTAACAGTTGGTCCTTCGGGGTGGTTGAGTTCCCCTACCGCACGTTTCTTACTAACTTGGGTTTCCACGTACTTGTTTACTGCCTTCTCCATAATCGGTTTAGGGTAAACACGTCCGTTTCTATTCTTTTTATCGGCTTGTGCAAATACGCCTTCTATAACGTATTTCTTTTCGCCATCTTCTTTTTTCTCTACGATACATTGTAGAGTACTATTCTCTGTAAATTCTGTAATTAACTTCATTAGGTCAATTCCTTTATAACTTTTTCGATTGCCCTCTTTGCGTCATTTAAGTTGTCATAGTGGTCTAAATGGTCACCATCAACATACGCAACAAAACCATCTTTTCCTTGTGTTACAAGTACAGGAATTTTATTAAGGGTCTTTTTAAAGACAACCTTTCCCTGTGGTTTACGACCCGCAAGTTCTGTTATGAGGTTTTTATAAGTTTTCATACATCTATTTATACAAATTTATTTTTATAAAATTAACTATTTTATTCGATTTCTGCGATTATTTCTTCGTCAGATATCTCCATATCAGCATCTGGAGTCTCTCCATTGAATATTTGTCCTGCAACAGATATTCTTTGTGACTCTAATGCACTTGATTGTTTATCCTGTAATATAGAATTAAACATATCTTGTGCCTTATTCAACTGACCATCACCTATGTGGTCTATCATTTGTGCTAATGCTTCATTACTCATTGTTATCACCTTTTTCTTGTTGATTATCATCTTGTTGTTGTTGTGTATTCATAGGGTCATTCACATCTACAACTGCATTTTCTTTTTTAATTTGTTCCTGCATTTCTTTTATGTCTTCGTCATCCATACGCATGACGTTTTTCATAACCCATTCGCGTGAGAAATATTCACCAATATATTCTTTTACGCCTTCGAGACCTTGAATTCTAGCACCCAATATCTCAGCGTCTTTTAGTTCAGTGAAGTGATTGTCTCTTTGGAAGTCAACCTGAATGTCGTTCTTCCAACTTTCCCAATCTTGTTCTGTTATGATACCTTTTAGAAGAAGTTGTTTCTTCAATATACCTGTGAACAACATTGAAAATCTTTTGCGCAATCTGTCAATGAACTTTTGGAACTTGACTTCATCACGGGTCATTTGTGAAACACTACCGAGAAGGAATGCACCTCCGCCATTATCTTGTTCTAATCTACTCACAGGAACATTCAATGACCTATACATTCTCTTTTGGAAGTATACAACATCATCTAATGCACCTAAGTTTTGACCACCTTCTAATGTGGCAACTTCTGTTCCTCTAGTGCCTTCACGTCTTGGTAACCAGAAGTCTTCTAACATAGACATATGTTTACGGTCATCTTTCAGATTACCTGTATTCGCATCATAGACTAACTTGTTTCTATAACGAGACATTATATCTTTCATATATGATTCTGCTTTGTTACGAGGCATGTTACCCACATCAACATAGAATATGCGTCTTTCAGGCGCACGCGCGAGACGATAGATAACAAGACTGTCTTCCATCATTCTTAATTGGTTAATGGGTTTGAGTGCCTTGTGTAAATATGACACAACCTTTTTCTTACTAGGGTCAAGTAATCCTGATGTCACATAGGATATTGAGTCGGGTGAAAGTTTTACACCCTGTCCTGCTCCTGCTTTATCTTGGTAAATGTAGAATTCTTTTATTTTATCTACAACTTCTGCCCCTGTCGTAACATCTTTCTTGTGAGTTAGTTGTCTCACTTTTCTTATTTTTGCAGCGTCAACAGGACGTATCTCTTGGATACCCAACTTCAAATTCTTCTCGTCTGCCACAAGGTGGAAGTATACTCTACCATCCACATAGAATGAACGGAATATGTCATGTCCCAAATCATTGAACTTTAACATGCCACATATGTTTGAGAACTCATCTTGCATGAGGTTCTTTATTTTCTTTGCTGCTTCTATCTTGTCTAGGTTTAGTGATACAGGTGAATCTAGTTCACTGCCCACTATTGATTCGTTCACGATATCTTCTATCGCGGCATCTACTTCTGGGTGAGATGCTACACCTCTATATTTCATCACTAACTGATGATTGTCTTTTGTCTTTCCACCGTCCATATCAACGTATGAACCATAATGTGAACCAGACGCAGTAACAAAACCCGCACCATCATCATCGACAGGTGCAACTACAGAACGTAATTTTTCTAATTTCTTTTCTTTGTCATTTTCTGAATTTGATTTTGCTCTTCTGAGTTCAAATCCAAATAGTTTTAAACCACTATTGTCTTCTGCCATTATATTTTCCTATTTCTAAGTTCCCTTCAGTATAAGAGACGGGGAATAACCCCGTCCCTATTCATATACTTATAATCAGATTAACTATAATATTATGGGTCAACTATCTTTGCTGAAGGCGGAAGGTCTGAACCTGCATCACCTACGAGAGCTATTGTAGATGCTGACTCCCAATACTGAATTGCCATAGAAACAGTAAACTCTTCAACTGCTTCGGAAGCACCAGAACTTAACGCGATTGCGCTAACAGAAGTTGGAAAACAACCCCTGAAGAGAACGCTTTTGATGACTTTGCCTTGATTGTCTAGATGCTCAACTATTACATCAGATTGATAGTTAGCAGGATTAGTTTCACCTGTGTTAACACTATGATTATTGATTTTACTCATCCATGATTCGAAAGCATCTCTTAGACCAAAATCAGTATCATTTAAAACAGTTAGTTCTAAATTACCGAAAGTTCTATTACCCGCAAGGTTTATATTCCTACCACGAAATGGAACTGAAACAGTACCTATTGTGGAAGCAGGAAGTGATGCTCCAGTACATAAGAACATAAAATCAGCAGTGTTACCCCTGAGTGCAACTAATGCAGGCCAAACACATTTTACTTGAAAAAGATTGGGACGTGCGCCACCACCTGATAATTTGTTTTTGAAGTCTTCTATACCTAAATTTGCCATTTTCTATATCTCCTTAAACAACGCCAACGACTTCTTCAAACTCTACACCTGTTCTAACAGCAACAAAGTTAAGTGTTACATAGTTGATAGAACGTGCGGGTTTGATGAAGATGCTTGCTACAAATTTGTTTGAATCTACAATAGCGGGAGTGTTGTTGGATGAGTCACATACGACTTTAAAGTCTGTAACACCTCGACGACCCTTGACTTCACGTAATAGAGGTTCTACAATGTTCAAAAACTCTGCACGAGTAAACTCGTCATTGAATTCAAACATTGCTGCTCTACCAGCAGCTGCTATTGTTCTCTCCAAGACTAAGAACAATCGACGAACGTTAATTCGGTCAAATGCAGATGGTCTTGATGAATTGGTTTTATCACCAAATAGTATAACTCCACTGCCAGGAATATTTGCTATTGGGTTAATACCTACTTTATATAACGCATCTCTTTCTGCCTTTGTGGGAGAAAGAATGATATCTGTTATTCCAAGATATCTACCACGTCTTGAACCAGCGGGTGAGAACCAAGGTGCTGCAACTAAGTCTGTTGCCGCCATAAGTCCTGCGGTTGATGAAGCAGCGGGTATCTTGATGTACTTATCATTAAACTTGTCATATACTTTTAAGAAGTTATTGTCTTGTATGAAGTATGTTGACTTGGTGTATGTATTGTTACATGCAAGAACTGCGGCATTTGTACCTGTTGTTACAACTGCAGTACGTGAAGGTGATGCTACTGCAACACAATCTTTACGTCCTTCTGCAAGAGAGATAAGATGATTAACAACTGTTGTCGCGGTTGCGTTTGCAACTGAATCTGGAGCAATTAAGAAGTCTACTTCAACAGTATCTTCATCTGAGAACTTGTTGTATCCACGAATGTAATCGTCTGTTCCTAATGAGGATGATGTTACACCACCTTTAAATGACCAATCGGATTGAGCTGTACCCCAAGCATAAGCAGATTTGAAATCTTGATGTCCTGCGACGCCTTGAGTTGCATTGTTACCCCATTCTGTACCACTAAAATCTGAAGCGGCAGGAGTAGCACCAACGTGACCTACACCAGCATATACCCATGCTGACCTAGTTTTTAATACTTCTTTAAAGTATATTGATGTTCCGTCTGTAGATTTTGCATTTTTTGCAACTGATAAGAATGGGAAGGTTTCTAGAATTGTTCCAGCAGTACCTGAGATAAGTCCGCCTTCGTCAACTACTACGATATGAACTTCATCGTTCTTACCACCTAATGCAGATACATATTCTGATGTGCCAGGAGCAGCATCAAAACTACCTTTGTATGCCCATGCATTAAAGTTTGTTGCGCCACTTGCATCGTCATGTGAACCAACAATAGAAACTTTTAATGAGTTTCCGATTTCGCCAGGATATTTCGCAATGAATGCGCCATCTGAGGAATCAATTGTCGCGCTTTCAAATGCATCTAAGTCATTTAAAGCTTGAGTTGTGAGAGTACCTAATGTACTGTGGTTTGCTACGGAATTCCTTGCATCTGAGTCTTGTTCACGAACAACAAACAGAGAGTTGGAATAACGTAAGAAATACGCAGCAGAATGAAAATCTACTGTGTTATCGTCGGTGGGTGCAGAGAAACTAGAGACAAGACCATTCTCATCTGTTACTAGTGTTAATTCTCCAACTGGACCCCATCCGAAATTCCCGACATATGCACCAGTAGAAGTTTGAACGCCAGGCACAGAACCTGTTAAGTCAATTTCTTTTATTGTTACATTAGGGGAAGCAGAGGGTGTAAAAAGTGCCATTTACTTTTCCTTTATAGTTATCTAATTATAAGTTAATCATAATACGTTTTTTGTTTCAATACTTCTATTTATACAAACAATATATTACAGATTTACCACTCATCTACGACTGTCCAAGGACTTTTAGGTTCATTAACAATATGAACTTCCTCGATTCCGTCATCAATAAATCCGACAGGGGGAACGTCGTCTTCTATTGCTTTCATTCTTTTTGCGAACATCATCTCCTTTAGATTTATATCTGTCATATCTGAGAAGTATTGAGTCGATACAAAGTAACCAAACATCACAAGGTTCATCATCAAGTCATCGTGGTTACCATCTGACGCGGCATACGAGTTCTTCCTTGAGGTGAATGTGGATATCTCCAGTATCGTATGTTCGTCTACAATCTCTAGTTTTTTGTGTTCAAGGATATCTTTGATTGCGGTACACCCAAGTCGCTTTACTTTACGGTTCATCTCAATCCCGATACGGTCTGCTCTGACAACACTCTCCATATGAATGTTGTCGTATTCCATATCCTGATACAAACCATTACAAACTACTGTACCTTGGTCATTTGACTCTATTACAACATATGCGTCATTGTAGAGTTTACCATACTTATATATAAGTGTAGGGAAGAGAAAAGGAGATATATTATTATTGCGATAAACAGCAACCTGTGAAAAAGGTCTTTTGCTAATGTCGATTACCGTAAAGGTAGAAAAGTCCTGACCCCTTCCTTTCGCCACATCAACGGTCATGATATATTCGTGACCATTGACGGGTTCTTCATAGACCAATAGGTCGCCACCTTCGGCATATCGTTCGGGTGGTTTTGCGCGGAATGACAACAATGTCTCGGCATTGATGAGAGTATCACCTGTACCAAAGAAGGTGTTACCAAACTCTTGGTCAAACTGAAGTTTGGATGTGTT